AAAGATTGATTACTGCATTTATGTTATATTGTGCTATGCAACCAGAAAAAATAAATATTTCAAAAATTTATTTCAAGTCGGTTAATGATTGTGTTTATTATTCTGAAAAGTTAAGTGGTCAAGTATTTATGTCAGAAGATGGAAATCAAACCTATGAATGTGTATGTAAATTAGTTCCAAGTATTAACTCTGATAAAGTAAAGGTATATTGATGGAAAAAAAATTAGATACAAAACAAATGTACGAAAAACCAGTAAATGTGAAAATTGATGAAAATAGTTTTGAATTATCTTTAAGAATACTAAGTAATGAATTTG